TTATACCTTTTCTATAGTAAGAATATCTTCACCACCCATATTATAGATGTACTCTTCAACACCGTGTTCATTAAGGTATCGCAACGTTCTTGACATACGACAAAAGTCCACCAACTTAAACTTCATACGTTCACCATACTTATCAATCTCATATAGTTCACCCACCTTGAGATTCTCAATAATCACCCTTACTTGCTTTGCTTCATCATCTGTTAACATACTACAAAATTAAATCCTCTTATTAATGTGTAATGCTACAAAACGTAGCATCTGAAAACTATTTATTTACATTAGATTTGTAGGCAAATGAAAACTTTAAAATATTTTATCGGGTTGATGGGTATCTTTGTATTTACACACCCAAGCAAATGGGAATGGGAAATAAAGCAATTGAAAAAAAGAAATAATGAGTAAAAGAGAAAGGAATATTGAAGTAATAGATTATATTTTAAAGACGGCTGTATCCACCAAATCAAATTATGGTATTACAGGTGTTCTATTTAATAATGATGAATACAAAGGTCAAGAGATTCGGGCTGCATTAAAATTTTTAGAAGACGAATCATTGTTAACTTTCTCCAACCCAATACATAAAGATACCTACCAGTTAACCGATAAAGGTTATTATGCTGAAGAACTTGGTTATAATATTTATTGTAAAGAGATTGGTGATAAAGAAAAAGAAAATAAAAAGCTTGAAGTAATTAGAGCGAAAAAAGAATACATTGATTATAAGAATGCAAAGCTTCAAAAGTATGGTTTTTGGATTAATCTTGTTTTAGCTGTTGGTGCTATAATAATTTCAATTATAGCTTTAAAAAACTAAATATATACGCTATGAAGAAAATCATACTATCATACAAAGAATTAAGAATCATATTTTATCTAATTCCTAATCAATCAAGATGGATTTAACAATAGGTAAAAATTACCAACTCACAAGAATCACTGGTAAGGTAATTCAATTTACCTTACTTGCTTTTGATAAAGAAAAAATGAGAATTGAATTTAGATGTTTTGATGCTTCAACTGGTGGTATAGACCCATTAAGTGAAGCTGAATTCAAAAGCATTGTTGAATTGAAATAATTTATATATTAGGGTTCTCAAAAACTTTAACCCTTAATACAAAAGGCGGTTCTTTAACTAGACCGCCTTTGTTGTTTTACTGCACATTAATTTCAAATACTGTTATTAAGCCATTCCAAGCCATAAAAACAACTGGTATTTTATCTTCACATTCATATATGTCACGCCTAATATCATCTGTAAGGTCATCGTAAACACTTCTTTGATGTGTTGGTGATGCTACAACAATACGTGTATTAACCCCCTCTGGTGATGTTGGTTTTTCAATCAATACAACAACACAAGCACTAAGACCAGCATCAGCGTTATTAAAGCGTTCAACATATTCTACCTTATGGTCTTCAATTAATTCATCAGTTAGTAAATTAAATTGCTCTTCTGTCATTTTCATATTTGTTGATTTTATTGATTACTTAGTTGATTACTTAGTTGATTGATTTGTCCATCAAATACTTTTCCATACTCGGTACGTGTACCCAAATCTTGATACCATCATCTCTATATTTGATTTTATTCTTGTATTCCCGTCCCCAGCTTTGACGGCTAATATTGTAGTGTTCTAAAAACATCGGTAATGGTAACCAGTTTTTATCTAGCATTTTCGACATAGCAATGCTTTTCAATTCAGCTATGATCCTGTACAGCTTTTCAAATTCGTTTCTATCTAATGGTAATTCTTGTGACATAGTTTTAAGTGTTTTTAGAAGTAGCTCGTAGCTGTTACACTATAAGCCCTTGAGAATGGTCACTTACCTATTGTATCTGTTATTTTCATATTTAATTATATACTTTAAAAAAATCTGGGTAAAGCTTTTTAGCTACTACGGTTGCTGCTTCTTTAACTGTATAAAATTCATCATCTTCTGTATGTGCAGCTAATAAACTACCAGAACCAAAACCACCTATAACCCCGTGCTTAGATATTGTTTCAACCAAATGATTCTTGATAGTTGTTTTATTTACTGGTCTTTGCATTACGGTTAAAAAACCGATACATTCAATAATCATATCTTTATCAATATTAAATTTGATAGGTAGTATCGCTATACCAGCACCCGTCTTTGTTTTCTTTGTTACTTTCATTTCTTTTTTTTTTCTGTTACGTTATTGTACCGTGGTACATATATAAATATCACCACTTACTTAAAAGTTAGTCTTAATTTCTATTTTTTGGACATAGTTATACCCCGACCCGAATAATTATTGGGCACAGGGGTTACGCTATGTCTTTTGGTACTTTAATTTAGATGAAAACCTACCATTCAAGGTAAAGGTGCTGGTATCCTTGGTTTCATAGTACAAAAGTACGCATAATATTCGAGATGTGCAAGTTTATTTTGTTAAAATTGTCGGGCGTATTGAAAAAGTAGTTTATTTCTTTTATAGGATAGATAACGTAATACTACAATTCATAGCACACATATATATGATTCTGGGTTATCTTTATCGTAAAAAAAGTATGAGATTAGAAAGTATTACAAATGACAAATTCCAGAACTGGATAAACCTACTTAATAAGTATGGTGAAGAGTTCAAGAACCCAAAGACCCAAGATTTAGCTGAACAATTTTTTGATTTATCTGGATTGATTGGGACTTTTATTAATATGGTGAAGGGTAATGAAGCACAAGATGAAATTGAAGAGTTAAAAAAGTTAATCCTAATTGATTTAAATTCATTGTATAGCGACTTAAATCTATACTATGAAGAAACACCAGATGAAATATCAAAGTCAGCCCTAAGTGATTTATATGACCATCAGAACTTCTTTAAATAAAAATGTGTTATAATGTTGATAATGCTGATTCAGCTAGAAAGGTAAAGTGGAAAACAAAGAAGCTGGTTTCACCAAAGCCAGTTAATGAAGCTGTATTTCTAGTTGGTAAGGGTGTTTATCCAGCTATGCATATTATCAAGCAAGAAGAACCAGACCTAGTTGATGTGGCTAATTGGGGACTTATACCATCTAAGATTACAAACCCAAGTGAAGCACGGGTATGGCGTGAAAATACCCTTAATGCAAGGTGTGAAACTATCTTTGAAAAAACCAGCTTTAAGGGTAACATCTTACCACATCGGTGTCTAGTTCCTGTATCTGGCTTTTTTGAATGGCGTGACCTTAACGGTGTTAAATACCCACATTATATTACAGCAACCTTTACCGATGTTTTTTATTTAGCTGGTCTGTATGACTATTGGGTAAATCAAGAAACTGGATTGAAACAAACGACCTTTAGCATCGTTACCACTGATAGTAATAAGTTAATGACCAAGATTCATAACCAAAAGAAAAGACAGCCGTTAATGTTGACTGATGAAGATGCTGATAGATGGTTAAAGAATGATTTATCTGAAGGTGATGTACAAGGGTTGATGGTAAAGACACCAGATGAATTGATGAAAGCACATTCTATACCTCGAATACAACCAAAGGTAACAGATGTGCATTCAGAAAGCCTATTAAAAGAAATTGAATACCCAGAACTTACTTTTTATGATGCACTTAATGGTGATGATTAAATCACTTATTTAGCTTTTTTGTTTGGTAGGATTTGTAAGATGAAGATACTGCACCAATCAAAAAAAATAATATACCACTTACAGCGATAACACAAAGCTTAATAAGGTTGAAGATTAGGGCTGCACCCTCTTTTTCTTTTTTTGAACCTTGTACCCCAAATTTTCTTCTGGTCATTAGTTCCTTTCTTTATCGTGTATTTCTTGGAATGCATCCATTAGGTCATTCAACTGAACACCTGTAAGCTTAACTATACTTTTTCCATTCTTTGTTTCAATCTTAAATAGGTCATTCAGCTTATTTGGAATGACCACAGGATTTTGATTTAAAAGATATGGTTCTTCGTGGTTAACCATAATCTTATTTTCACCAAGGTTGATAGCTACTATATCAACTTCGTGTTCATTGTGGGTGTGAATTTCAAGATTTGGTCTAAATTTTTCTAGGATATTAAACATCATATTGTTCATAAGCGTAAAATTTATGTTACTCAAATATATAAAATAGTACCTTTGATTAAACAATTTTGAAAATTTATTATGAGTAAAGAAAAATGGTATAACCACCCTTGGTTACTAGCAATATTTGCTGTAGTAGGACCTGGGATTTATGATTTAATTAAGGGTTACCCCTTTTTAGATACATATAAAAAGATTATAAATTTTTTATATATCGGTATCTCCACCTTTTTTAACTTCAACATAAAGTTATGGTGGTTATTACTTGCTATTGTAATATATAAAACCATTTCATTTTTAATTAAAAAATATCGGACTAAAGAAAAAGATTTTAAAGATTATACCTCTGGTACGCTTAAGAATTGGAAATGGAGTTGGGAATGGACACGTCCTAGTGTAAATAGTAATTGGATAGTCTCAAATTTAACGCCACACTGTTCTGCCAATGGTATGTGTGACACACAAATGTTAAGAGGTTACAATAGACAAGCTCAGATTGAATATAAATGTCCCAGATGTGGACATAACACAGGCAACAATATAGAATATGAACGGGATATCGAAGCACTGATAATTGACAATATCCAAAAAAAGAATTTTTAATCAACAATAATTTATGGATAGTACTACATTTGAAAAACTACTTCAAAAATCAGAAGGTAGAATTATAGATTTCAAGCGTGAAATGTATGATTTCTCTAATGACCCAGAAAAAAAAGAAATACATTCATACGTTAAAGACGTTATAAGTTTCTGTAACACAATAAGAAATGAACCATCATATATAATAGTTGGTGTTAAAGATTTAGGTGGTGGTCAACGAGATATGGTAGGATTAGAACACCATATTGATGAAGCAGAGCTACAAGCTAAAGTGTTTAATAAGGTTCATCCAAAACCGCTTTTCAATTATCATTTAGTTAACCATCATTCTAAGACTTTTGGTGTTTTTGAATTTCCACTATATAAATATGAAATGTTGCTGACTTCAACTGTCAACTACAAACAAACTTTAAAAATTGGTACAGCATACTATAGAAATGGAAGTGGTAATGTTGAAATACCATTACTTGAAGCCATTAAGATTAATGATTGGTTGCGTACATTGCCAGCACCAGCAGATGAAAATATACAGTTAATTAACAAGCAAAATTTATTAGCTAAGGCAAATGATAATAATACAAAATTATCAAAGGTATTATCAGAAGTTTTAGCTTTTGCTGAAAACTATAATAAATCTGAACTAAAAGAATTTTGTTTAGAACAAATTGCAGGTATAAAAAAGGATTTTAACAGAGAAAATCTTTTTTATAGAGGAAGCCAAATTTTCTTTTGTACTGGACACGTTAATCAAATTAATTCCTTTGCAACGATAGGTACAGTTGCTAACTATCTTCAAAATAATAACAATTGTTATACCTATAAATTTTTAATGCAGGATTCAATTTCAAACTTAGAATCAAATATATCCCGCACAGAAAATGATAAAGGTTTTGTAAAGATAAATTCAACCACATTATCTATAGACCCGAATTTCAAACCTAAAGCCAATATTACTATTTTCATATCCCATAATAATTATATCCAAGTTTATAATGGAATTAGGCAAGCTTTGATTGAACTCTTGCTTAAATAGCTTATTTATCAACCGTTCTATAACCAATAGAATCCGTGTTTTCCTTATTGAATTAACAACCAAACCACTTTTCAAATATTAGGACGGTGTTTTCAGTTGAAATAATTTTGATGTAAAAAACACTATGAAAAAATTAATCAGAACATTCAGAATCATTGGTAACATTATATTTTTACTTTTATCCGCTGTCGTAGCTTTAATTAAGTATTACAGACCCACCAATAACCAGTAAACTAATACCCAGACCAACACCCAAGATTTTATTTAGTGTTTCCCTTCGTCTGGCTTTCTTTTCACTCTTATTCAATTCCTTTACAAGCTTATTACTAATTGTGGTCATAGCAGTATATGCTGAATCACACATAAGTATTTGGTTATCCTTAATCTGAATCAACCCATTTTGAATACTGTCTTTAACAGCGTAATGATTCAGCGTTGAATCAACTTGTGCTATATAGACACCAGCGGTTGCTTTTACGCTATCACAAGGTGATATGATGCTGGTGACCTTAATCATCTGTAGAAGTTTATTCTGGGTCTTGGTAAGCGTTTGTTTTGATGCTACCATCTTACTATTTGATGCAGCAAGTTCATTAACCAAAGAATCATTCACACGGTTGTAATTGGTGGTGTTGGTCTTATAACCAGAATCAATCTTATGAATCTGGGTCTTGATTCCTGGCACTGGTGATGTTCTATTACACTTATAGGTAAGTGTGAATGTAAGTAATGCTGTTGCTAATACTATAATTGCTGTTTTAAGATTTGACATTTAAAAATACGGTTGTACGATACTTACCATCAGTATGGGTAAGCTTATTTTCTTTTGTTATATGACCAGCATCAACCAATTCTTTTAGTTGCTTATTTACTTGGTATTTGCTTAGTGAATATTTAGCAGCAAGTGCAGCTGGTATATATCGGTAATAACCAGCGGTTGATACCTCCGCTAAAAGGGCTATTTGAAATGGCGTTTGTGTCATTAGATAAAGATTATGAATAGGATTATAAATAAGATGATACCGATTGCTTCGTACCCTGTTACTTCAATTTTGAATAGTGTTTTTTTCATTATGCGATTTGTTTAGTGTTTATTATGTGTTTTAGGATTGGGTGAATGTTCACTTCATCAATCATTTCTGCAACCGTATCAAAACCATCATTATTGATGTACTTGATATAGAATTCTGTTATATCTTCTGGGAAACTATGAGTATCAGCTAATAGCCTAAATACAGTCATTATAGATGCCTCTGCTTGAACTATTTCTTCTTGAATAGGTTCTTGTGTCGTTTCAATTTCACTGGTGCTTAAAATGGCTTTATAGTGTTTTTCAATGGATTTTTTAGATACACCAGATTTAGCTTGAATACTTCTAATGGTTATTTTAACACCATCTTCTTTTAATTCTTTTATAGCTAGAGTTATTTTATTGATGGTGTCATCAGTTTTAATCTGATTTTTGTTTTGTCCTACACCTTGACCTTTTGCACTACATATACACTTGTTGGTTGTATTGTTATCTATTATTGCTTCTTTAATAAGTAGTGCAAAATCATAAGGTGTAGGACAAGATGTATGATGAGTTATTGAAGTTGAAAGTGTTCTTTTAAAGAATACATCTGAATTAACATCAATAATTGATTTAACTTCATCAATATCTTTTTCTAGGATTATTACAGCATCGTGTACTGGTATAACGAATAGACCCTTATTAACTATATCAGTTAAGATATTTGTAATAAAAAATTCAGCTTCTAATTTTTGTAGGGTTGATGCTTTGGTATCACCATTATCAATAGTCAATAAGAAGTTGTACATCGCTGGGTAAAGCACCTTGAATGCTTCACTATACTTGCTATTAGCTACAATCGCTTTGTTATCGTTACAAAGAATGGTATTAAAAAAGGATTCTTTAAACCTGTCTTTATTGGCGTTAAGGTCAACACCCATCTTTTCAGCAAGCCTTTCATAAAATACACCAGCGAATACATCAGCATTGAATGCTAAATCATTTGGGCAAAGCTGGCTAAGAAAAATTAATTGAGCATTTTTAGCGTCAATCTCTACCAAGTTACCCAACTTTGAACATAACTTTCTTCTGTATTTCTTATTTAGATTAGTTAGCGTATGGTGTACACGGCCAGTAGCTGATTGACTTATTCTTGCTTTGAATATGCTGTTATTGGTGAAGATAACTTCATCTTCAAGTTGAACACCATCATTTCTTAATTCAATAAGTAGTTCTGGTGTTATCACCAATTTTTCAAGATTGGTTAATATCTGTTTAATCTTTGGGGTAAGCTTAGAAAAATTGTTTTCAATAATGTAATTGATACGATTAATCAATTTCACACTGGTGATAGTATAATCAATCAATTGTTTTTTTGAATGTGGTACAAGAACTTTATATGTTAAGAATTGGTAACCACCTTCACGATAATTTGAAAACACTTCAAGTATTCCTAATTCAACTAGGGTTGTTCTTAATTGGGTGTAGCTTCTATCACCAAATGTTTTTTTAAGTGCTTGACTGCTTAAGTAAGTACTTTTATTGGTATTCCTTTTTATGATAAGGTGGGTGAAGTAAAGAAGTGAATCTTTATCAGGGTGTTCTGATACTAGGTCAAGTATCTCTGTTGTTGTTTTAATTTGCATCTCATTTTATTCCTGTTTTATGTTATGATTCCTTTTTTTGGTTTTACTTCGGACAGGAACCCACCAGACCGCTAAATCTGATGGGAACCGAAGGAACACTATTGCTAGTGTTCTAATATAAATATGTTGATAGTTGAAGAAAACCAAAAAAGTTTTCAATTCCATCAAAATATAATTAAGGATAATGCAAAAACACCCATAAGTAAATGGTTGAATTGATATTTCTTAATATTTTTTGCGGAATAGTACCCATTCAAGGGTAGGGTTGACGAGATGAACCCCTTTCTACTGCAAAGATACCGATTTTTTAAATAGGGTTCAAGTAGACCACCCAAATAATTTTGTCCTACACCCTGTCATTTTGCACTACATATACACTTGTTGGTGTTCTATCATACTATAGTTACTATTATAATAAGTAGTGCAAATCGTAAAGGTGTAGGACAAAGAATATTGTTTAGCATAAACATCGACCCATTTTCTGGTACAGGGGGTACTTTTGGAAAGTGTAATAAAGAATTAATGAAACCCGTATACTATGATACAGAAGATTTATAAAGATTATGACGTGATGTCATTAAAGAAACGAGTTAGGCAGAATAATTTTGTATGCAAAAATTGAATAGTACCGTTAATCAGATATATTTTTAAATAGCCTAAAACAGAAATACTTCTTTAAGACCGCTGTAGCTTTGATTTTTAGAACACCGCCCAACAGTCCTTTCAAAATAGAAACAAAAGTGTTATCATATAAAACAAAACCTAATACGATGCTAGAGATACGCAAACGAAGCCCACGCCAACTTACCACTTTTGATGTGTTTGACACCAGATACCCAGACCAACCACCAGTATGTGTTCTGGTGACATTCAGAGATTTGATTTACGTTTATGATGGTCATACCACAACCAACAGAATAGAGGTCATTAGCAACCCTATGAACCTAATTGCTTACTTGGAGTCCATATATTGTAGGTAGTTTAACCTATTGGAAATTTATTTTCTTCAAAAGGAGGTTTTTTGCTTTTGTCTGGATATTTATTAGAAATGATAAATATTATGACACATTCAGAAAAACACAAACACTTCACGACTGCATCAATCCGTGAAAGGTTAATCTTTAAATCAGTTGCTGATGCAAACCCCAATCTTTTTAGTGACGTTATCTATAGTGACCCTGAAGGGTACGATGGTTGGGACGTAATATTTATCCTATCTGGTGAAACAAAACCCCGTGTGGTTGAAACTAAGGTACGTAGCAGTACCAGCACCCATTGTGGGTACACCATTCAAGAAGATAAATATCAGTCTCTAATGGTTTCAGCCTGTACTTATGTACCAACATACATTAACTTCTTTAATGATGATAACCAAATGCTGTTGTGGTCTTTAACAGGTGATACACCAACATTTATTGATACGATGTACCAGAATAACAACCATAACCAACAAAGACAAATAAAACTAGCAGCGGATTTACCAGCAACAGCTGCTACCAGATTCAAAGCCAACTATGACCTTACAGCCATATACAACAAAGCTGATAAAATATATAACGATAGACTACACCCAGAACACCCAAAGAAATGGAAACGAATTTAAAAGACCTTGATGTAAACGATTATAAATACTATGTGAAAAAAATAGCTAATTCCTACCAAGTATCGAACGATGTTAGAACTGAATTAATTCAAGAAGGTTTGATTGGTGTATATGAAGCAAGTCTAAAATATGACCCAATACACGGTAATAGCTTCATAAGCTTTGCTACAACGTACATCAAGAAAAATATGTCAATATACCTTATGAATAACTTAAGGACTGTTAGAGTCCCTTCAAATAAGCTAAGAGCGTTAAGAAAGTACCAAGCGATTGAAGACCCAGATACAGCTGATTTAAGCGAGTTTTCAAAATCAGACTTACTATTCATCAACTCTAATGGTCATAAACCAGAACTAAGCACTGATGAACCAATTAATGATGAATCTGATTCAACATTACTTGATGTATATCAACCAAGTGATGAAGAAAGACCTGAAATTATTGATAAGATGCTTAAAGCTGTCAATGAACTACCAGAAAATGACAGGTACTTAATCACAGCATATTACGGTCTTATTGAAGATAGTAAGACACTTGAAGCAATTGGTCAAGAACAAAACCTTACCAGAGAAAGGATTAGACAAAAGATAGCTGCCATTCAAAAAAAACTAAAAGAAATATTAAAATAATCTGGCTTTTGCTAAAAGTCCAGGTATTTATATTAAACACCATAACAGAAATAAAAAAAACATTATGACCCCAAAAGAAAAAGAATTCCTTAGACAGCTTAAAGACCTGTTTAATCCAGAACCAGAAGAAAATGAAATCATTAAACTGGCTATCATACTGCAACTGCAAAAAGCCTATGAAAACCAGCTTTTAATGCAAAGTGACTATAAAAAACACTTCAACCAAATAACAAAAAGTATTAACCCTTTAACCGATAATGAAAATATCTAATGACTGGAATAAAATTGATATAGAAAAAATCATCAACCAAGACCAACAAGAAATAAATAAACTCTATCAAATCACAAAGACCTATATTATGTACAAATTGGGTAATGATGAAGAACTATTTCACGATTGGTTAATGTGTGTAATAGCAAAGATTGAAAACTTCAACCCAAAGAAAGGTAAGTTTAGTAGTTGGGCTACCAAGATAGCAGAACATAAGCTTAAGCTTACAAAGAAGAAAAAAGCAAGAACAATACATCTAATAAGCTACGATAACACCACCATCAATACCGATGATTCACAATTAAGCTTTCTTGAAGTCAATAATAACACAGTTGATTATGGTGAATTTAGTATTGAACAAGCCGAACACTTAGAAGAAAAACTTAGCACACTACCTACAGAAGACCAGACCTTCATCAGCGATTACATCAACAGGAATACCACACGTGACCCAAAGACCAGAATGAAGTTTAGTAGGTTGATTACAAAGCTAAAGAACAGCGAACATTAAGTATATCGTTACAAAAACAGGTTTTCATACTAGTTAAGGTATGAAAATGAACAAACACAATCTTGATATTGAAGTAATCATACCTATGCTAATAGATGGTGATTCTTATAGGGTAATAGCTGCAAAGCTTGGATGTCCATTAAGCACATTGTATGACTTTATGAAGCACCCCGAACATTCCGCACACGTGAACAGTGCTTTGACCATCAGTGCAAACGCTATAGCTGAAAAAGCAGAATCTGTACTTATCAATGCTGAAGGTACGATGCCAGAGATAAGCCGTGCTAGGGAATTAGCCCAATACTATAAGTGGCTTGCTGCAAAGCGTAACCCCAAAGGCTTTAGTGATAAGTATTCAGCTGAAATTGATGTCACTGCTACAGTACAAACCTTCAAGGTGATAGTACCAGATGAAGACCCTGTTGATGATGATACAGATGATGAAAATGACCCTTCAAAAGCATAAACAGACTGTTACCAGACTGTAAGAATAAAGCACACCAGCTACAAGCATTGATATTGCTATAAGGTAGCTGGTTTGTTGTAGCCCGATTAGGGCTAAACCCACCAAAAAACTAAATGAGTAAACCAATAAACATTGAATGGGTATCTTGGAATAAGATAGTAAATACCCATTATTTACCGATACTAAAAGACCAATCAAGAAACGTTATTCTTTATGGTGGTCGTTCTAGTGGTAAATCAAACTTTGTAGCTAAATGGCTTGTATTCAAGTGTCTTAATGACCCATACTTCAAGTGTATTCTAGTACGTGAAGTTGCTGATACAATCAAAGAATCAAACTTTAAAGAAGTACGTTCAGCTATTGAAGACCTTGGGTTATCCCAATACTTCAAGATAACAGAAAACCCCTTACAAATCAAATGTATCAACGGTAACGGCTTTATAGCACGTGGTATGAGTGACATTACCAAGATAAAGGGTGTGCATAATGTTAGCTGTATCTGGTTTGATGAAGAGTTCCCAAAAACAATTGAAGATTATATCACCATCAGTACATCTGTAAGAACAAACAAAGCCCAAAACAAGTTAATCTTCACCATCAACCCAGAAGTATCAGAAGCAGACTACAAAGATAATTACTTCTATAAGATGTTCTTTGCTAGTAACCCAACAGAAAAGACATTCACCAATGTAACCAGTGTTGATATAGGTGATAAGACTGTTGATATAAGCTACACCTGTCAACATTCAACGTATCTTAATAACAGGTGGACTACAGATGCATTTAAAGCTGAAATGCTTAGTATGCAGCGATTAAACCCAGCTAAGTATGTAACGTACTGTCTTGGTGAATGGGGTAACAAAGAAACGGGTGGATTATATCACAAACATTTTAGCCGTTCTACAAACACCTCTTCAAGTGTAACCTATAATCCAGATTTAGCCCTCTTCTTAAGTGTGGATTTTAACGTCAACCCATTTTGTTCTGCTACCATTTGGCAAATAGATGAAGATAAGAACGTCTTGTGTATTGATGAGATAGCCAGCGTCACACCAAACAACAACACCAAGGGTATCTGTAAAGAATTCATTAGAAAGTATGCAAATCATTCTAGTGGCTTGTTTATTATGGGTGATGCATCTGGTAGAAACAAAGACACCAGAAGTGAACAAGGCTGGAATGACTACAAAATTATTGAAACCGAATTAAAGCACTACAAACCAGTCATAAAAGTACCTAGTAAAAATCCATCTATAGTTATGCGTGGTAATTTCATTAATACGCTGTTTTTAGGCGAAATTAAAGGGATTAACGTAATTATTTCAGATAAATGTGTGCATTTAATTACTGATTTAATCAACCTAAAAGAAGATTCTGATGGTGGTACTAAAAAAGAAAAGGTATCAGAAAACGGTGTCACGTTTGAAAAGTGGGGACATCATAGCGATACACTAGCTTATTTTTTATGTGAAGCACTAAGAACTGAATATGGTATCTATCAACACGGTTGTGAAAAACCTAAACCAACACTTGTATTCAAGTCTTACAATCCCAAGACAAATTATTAAACGCTTGAAGGCGTTACAAAATCAATAAACAATACTATTTATAATAAAACTACTATGCGATTACTTAGGCTAACAGACTATATAAAACAAATACAAAGTGATAATCTTAATCAGATTGTTGAAGGTAATTATAATACCCTTTTAGATGTTGAACAAGCTGCACAAGCTGAAATGATTTCTTATTTAGCACAACGCTATGATGTTTCAAAGGTCTTTACCGACACAACAGAATTTGACATCACATCAACGTATTCAATTGATAATCTAGTTGAATATACAGCACCAACTTTCAATTCATCATCAACTTATTCAACCAATGATAAGGTAGTTTATTCTGGTAGCGTTTATTCAAGTGTATCTGGTTCAACAGGTGTATTACCATCAACTGGTACAACATCTTGGTCTTATGTTACTACTGACAAAAGCCTTTATTATGCTATATCAGCTACTACAGGAAATTACCCAGATGATACAGCGTATTGGGTGAAGGGTGATAATAGAAATCAGCAAATCGTAATGTATATGGTTGATATTACCCTGTATCATTTGCATTCAAGAATTAATCCGAGGCAAATACCAGAGGTAAGAATGATAAGATATGACGGTGCAAATGCTTTTCAAAGTGGTGGTGCTATTGGGTGGCTTAAAAAGGTTGCAAGTGGTGATGTAACCGCTGCACTGCCAACAATAACCCCAGAACAAGGTGTGAGCATCAGATGGGGTAGCATAACAAGAAACACAAACAATTATTAATGAAAATACTAGGATATGATATAAGCTTAAATAAGATTCAAAATGCTACACCAACTCAAAGTCAAGCGTTACCAGAAAAATCAAATATTTTCAGAACACAAGTTAAGTATCAACAAACACTTTCAAGAACACGTCAAGACATTGCAACATATCGTTCTGCACTTCAAAGTGCAGAATCAATAACATACCCAAATAGAACTGAATTATACCGTCTATACAAAGACATCGTAATGGATGCACATCTTGCATCTCTAATTGATACAAGAAAAAAAGCAATCCTAGCTAGTTCATTTATCGTGACGAAAAACGGTAAAGAAAAATTAGAGAAAACAGAATTCTTACAAAAGAAGTGGTTTTATGATTTTACGAATCTAGCGATGGATTCAATTTTTTGGGGTCATAGTCTTATTCAATTTGGTGATTTCGTAAATGATGAATTTACTAATCTAAGTCTTGTACCACGTGAATATGTGAAGCCAGAATTTAATGTTGTTGTAAGCAACCCATCACTTATGACTGGTGTATCTTATTTAGAAACACCATTTAAAGAATGGGTTATTGGTGTAGGTGATAGGAATTGTTTAGGCTTGTTATCCCAAGCAGCCCCACTAGTTTTGTGGAAAAAAAATGCATTAGCTGGATGGGCTAACTATATTGAATTGATAAGCATACCAATTAGAATTGGTAAGACCGATACACGAGATGAAAAGACCCGTGCTAATATGGAAGAAATGCTTAAGACTATGGGTCAAGCTGCTTATGGTATTTTTGACTTAGAAGATACGATTGAATTAATTGAATCAAGAAATACAAGCCCTTATGAAATCTTTGATAAGATGATTGAAAGGTGTAATTCAGAATTAGCAAAATTAATTCTTGGTCAAACTTCTACATCAGACCAGAAATCTTATGTGGGTGCTGCAAATGTACACGAACGTGTAATGCACCAAGTAAATGAAGCAGATGAAATCTTTATTGAAAACATCTTTACATACCAACTTGTGCCGTTTCTTAATATGCACGGTCTTGGATTTAATAACCTAAAGATTGAATCAGAAGCTGATGATGAATTAACCCTTCAAGATAAAGCTAAGATTGATATTGAATTACTTAAGTTCTATGAAATACCAGCTGAATATATTCTTGAAACTTATGGTACACCAGTAATTCCAAGAACAATATCACCAAAAACAACAGATACACTAGATGATTCCAAAATAACAGATGTAACAAATAAGCTTTCTGATTATTATGGTGATAGCAAGTTGTAAGTACTGCAACCATATTGAGAATGCCGATAAGATAAATCTGTTTAGTGACGATGAAACGAATAAGATACTAGAAAGCATTTTTGATGGTAGCATCAAGATTGATAGTCTTAGTATTGAAATGTATGAAAAGATTGCTACCAGATTAACTGATGCAGTCTTTAAAGGGTTTGGTAAAAATTTATTTAATACTGAATTCGGTACACCAGACCACAAGATGCTTGAATCACTTAGAGAAAACGTTTATGTGTTTTCAGCTGCTAAGACATATCAACAAACAAAAGAAATATCAAGCCTGTTAACTAATAAAGATGGTAAGGTATCATTTAGCGATTTTAAAAAACAAGCTAAAACGGTCTTTGAAAAACATAATGAAAATTATCTGTATGCTGAGTATAACAGTGCTATAGCACAAGCAAGAAGTGCTAGTATGTGGATGGATTTTGAAAAGGATAAATCAATATATCCACAACTAGAATACTTAACAGCTGGTGATGCTAGGGTAAGAATTGAACACGCTGCACTTAATGGAATCATAAGACGTGTTGATGATAAATTCTGGGATTTGTATATGCCTCCAAACGGTTTTAACTGTCGTTGTACAGTGCTTCAAGTACGTGGTGAAATGGAAACTGATTTATCAACCAAGACACCACCAACAAAAAAAGAAGTACCAGAAATATTTAGGTTCAACGCTGGAAAAGAAAAAATAATCTTTAGTAAGTCACACCCATATTTTGAAGTACCAAAAGAAGATAAAAAACTTGCATTAAAGAACTTCAATTTACCGTTACCGAAAAAAACAGTTAAAGGTGAATTTCAACCAGCAACAACAATTAATGATGTTGTAAGTCGAATGCTTAAAGCTGGTGTTGAATCTGTAAACCTGAAGGGTATGGATATTGAACACGCTAACAGCGTATTAAAAGCTGTTGAAAGTGAAAATGCTAAGTCACCATTAAAACTTAGTTCAATTGAAACCTTTAAAAGAAAATCAAGCAGGGCTAAAGCACTTTATTATTATGGGTCACAAAAGATAACAATCAATATTGACTTAGTTGGTTATAAAGCACCACCTGTATCAACATATCCAGAGCAGATTGAGAAAATCGTTAAACAAATTGAAACGGTCAAGGGGTATATAGGTAATAATAGATATAGTCAAAGTGATGTTTTAAAATCCATTTCAAGACTGAATAGAAGTAAAACTGAAATTGAATATAAGATGTTAAAGAATGAACCGATTAAAAAATGGTCAATGTCTACAACTGATGATACTAAACAATCACTTGAAAGAACTATAATTCACGAAATAGGACATCATAGAGATGAAATGACTAAGAAGTCTAATCTGAATTTTTTCTTTAATAAAAACACTGCACCAACAACGTATGGTGCTACAAATAAAGCAGAATATTTTGCTGAGTGGTACACATCATACCGAGTAAATGGTGATAAAGATGTACCAAAAGACATTTTAAAAATATTTGAACATATAGATGGAAAACATTAGATGTATTAACTGTAAAAATTATGTAGGGGGTTTAATATGCCTTGCATTTGAAACTATACCAGAAGAAATTCTTACTGGTGAAAACGACCACGAAAAACCTTTACCAAACCAAGATAATGATATCATATATGAACCACTAGATGAAGAACAACCAAGCTAATAAATTAAAAAAATTCCTTAAAGACCATAAGCAAGCTGTTGAAGAATTTGTTGTTGTTATGGGTGTTGAAGCAAAGAACCACTTTGTAAGAAACTTTAATAGACAGGGTTTTCTTGATGAAGCTGTTGACCCTTGGCAAAAAAGGAAAAACAAAAGGGGTAGTGGTAGGGGTATTCTTATCAAGACTGGCGATTTAAAACGAAGCATCAGAATCATAAGAAAAAGTAGAAACGGTGTTACCATTGGTAGTGATTTACCTTATGCTAAGATTCATAATGAAGGTGGTTCAATAAGTAAGAGTGCTAGAAATGCTACACTTAATTTCAAGATTAAAAGTAACGGGTCAAGCCGTTTTGCTAAAGCTAAGAATGCAAACTTTCAACAAGATGTACATATTGGTAAGCACACAATAAGAATGCCTAAGCGTCAATTCATTGGTCATTCTGGTCAATTAACCAGAAAACTAGCCTTGATGTTAAGAGCTGAAATAAGAAAAGTATTTAACCGATAAATGGAATTAGAATTATTTGTTGCACTTAAGAATGAGATAGCAACAAAACTTGGTGACAAGATTAAACATATAGCACTTTGGAATAACCAATTTTATCATTCTAATGTTGAACTTGATGAACAAGCCTTTGATTACCCTTGTGTATTCCTAGAATTTTCACAAAGCAATTTTAGAAATTTATCACAAGGTGTTCAACAATTTGATATAACGATTTCTACACACTTAGGTTTTGTATCATTTAAAACAGATGATGTTGAAATCTTAACTATCAAACAAGAATTGTATAGTGTCATTCAAAGATTCAGAAACGAATACTTTGATAAGTTAACAAGGGTTTCTGATAGACCCGATTATGACCACGATAATGTACAGGTCTTTGTTACCGAATATACAACAACTGGTAAAGACTATACAAAAGATATTAGACCAAGCGTCCTAGTAACACCATTGCTTGATTTATCAGCATCAACAATATCCCTTAGTGGAATAACAATTTAATTAAAGAAACTATGAATGTCAAGAACTATCAACCAAATCAAACAAACACTAGATGATGCACAAGCACTACAACCAGAATTATCTGCTTTAAACAGCCCAAGCCAGACTTCAATATATAACCTATGGAAATATATCACAGCTGTTGCTATATGGATTCACGAATCACTTCTTGATTTATTTAAAGCCGAAATTGAAACAACAATTTCAAAAGCACCTGTAGGTACTGAATCTTGGGTCACACAAAAATGTTTTGATTTTCAATATGATTCAACCACACCACAAATTGTGCAGATGGTTGACTTTGTACCGAATTACGACCCTATTGATGATACCAAGAAGATTATCACTAGATGCAGTGTAAAGACCTTACCAAATAAGATTGTTACGGTAAAGCTTGCTAAAGAAGAACCACCAGTACCATTAACAACACCAGAATTAAATTCTATTCAAGGTTACCTTGATGATATTTCTTTTGCTGGTGTTCAATATAACACCACATCAACTAGCCCCGATTATCTATATCTAAACGCTGAAATTTTCTATAATGGTCAATATGCAGCAATCATATCAGCAACAACAATTACTGCTATCAATAACTATCTATCTACTATACCATTTGATGGTCAAGTGAGAATAGCAAGTCTTGAAGACGCAATTCAAGCTGTTGGTGGTGTGACTGACTTAGTAATAAGCGACCTAGCATTAAGAGCAAATGCAGTACCATTTAGTGGTGCTACATATATGGTTCAAAATAAAACAACTGTTTATAATAAATACGGTCTTTCATCTGGTTATGTAGTACCAGAGTTAACCCCAAATGATTTATCAGTTAGCCTAACATTTACAACAGAATAATATGTCAATATTTACCGTCAATTTTTCTGGCTTATGGAAAAACTTAACACCACCAGTATTAAGAAAGCCAGTTCATCAAGCTTGGGGTGATGTATTGCTTGAACCAGTTCAATATTTACGTGACCTAACATTCAATGATTATGCTGATGGTTCTAGCTATTCACCATATACTGGTACTACAACCTATGTAACTGGTGACCGTGCCATTTATACCAACAGGGGTGTATATGAATCTATATCTGGTTCAACAAACGTATTACCAACTGATACCAACTATTGGAATCTGGTTAATTCAAATTATATCGGTGTAAGGGAACGTGTGAAATATAACGCTCAAAAGATGGGATTTGAACACGGGTTGAATAGATGGTTTCAATGTACTGGTATTTATATCAACAATAACCCAATACTTAATACTGGTTTATTAATGGGTAATACAGGTGCTTATTCATCTGCATTATCTAATACATCAAACCCAACATCAGCAAGCTACTTGATTAATAACTATTCTGGTTCAACTACCAACTGCTATACAATCTATGTACCAACAGCTGTATATAATGGGTTGGGCGTAACCAACATTGAACGTGAAAACGTGGTAAGAAGCTTTGCTGATAATTATAATCTAGCTGGTATGATTTACAACGTAGTAGCATACTAAAATAACATAAGAATAAAGAATAAAACAAAATGAAAAAAATCTATACTGGGTATGTTGTTGACCCATCAATTCAACAGCCTTTCACAACTAAATCGCTTGACTTTTTACAAAACGCAAATAAAGAAATGATTAATGTTTTATGTAGAACATTTATTATGCAAAAGGGTCTATCTTACAATACAAGTGTACCATATTATTTTGCACCAACTACTATGTCATTCCCTTGTGATGGTAGTATCTTTTTCAATAATGAATTATACATTATGGCTGAAAACTATGCTGGTTTAGATTATTGTATGATTGATTCAACAGCTGATGCAGTAGCAGACCCATTAACATTTACTGATGGTTTCAATAGAAACGTACACCAAAACAGATACTTAACATTCACAAGTGATGTGAATGATGCTTTATTTGCAGTTAGTGCAATTACTACTGTATCAGCTGCACCCGTGCCAGTTGAACAACCAAAACCAGTATCAGCATATAATATTTATGGTAACTCTGGTGTACAGTTTGGAGCAATAACAGGTTTTTCACAATCCTTAAAGTGTACTTCAGAAATATTTGATGATGATAACCTATACAATACATCAACTGGTGTATATACGTGTCCTGAAGATGGATACTATAGAGTGACTGGTAAATGTAGGTTTACTATGCACGAAACACTAACAGATGGTGACATTCTATTCTATGTCTATAAAAATGGTTCTGGTTATACCACTTGGGAATTTGAAAGGCTTTATGATGGTAACTATGAAATTATCTATGCAGAAGGTGATGCAATTGTGAAAGCAAACGCTGGTGATACAATTGAACTTTATGTTGTAGGGGGTTGGACAGCACCAGCTACTGCTTATGTAAGAACCAGTAATGTAATTGTACTCTTTGAGTACCTATATCAATAACCGAGGTTTTTTAGTTTTTACCTCTGGTAGTAGTCAAGCCCTAGCTGATAAAGTTGGGGCTTTTCTATTCCTATATATTTTAATCAAACCTGTTACAAAATCACTCAACCATACTAGTTATAGTATAAATGAAGGATTTTAAATACATACAAAACATTTCAACGGCTGGTGAAGCAACAATTTTATTATATGATGTAATCGGTTGTTATGTTGATGCTGATGGGTGTATGTGTGATGGTATCAATGGTAGTGCTTTTGCTTATGAGATGGAATATTTACAAAGCAAAGCAACAAAAATTAATATCCGTATCAATTCTATCGGTGGTAGTGTTCTTGATGGTTATTCAATCATAAGTTCAATTCTTAGGTCTAAGATACCCGTTGATACTTTTATAGATGGTCTTGCAGCAAGCATAGCTGGTGTAATTGCAATGACTGGTCAAAACAAGCTAATGATGGATTATGGAACTTTAATGCTTCATAATCCATCTGGCACGAATGACCAGAGTGTTTTAGACTTAGTAAAGTCAACGCTAGTTACAATTCTAACAAACAATACCAAATTATCATCTGAAGAAATTTCTTCAATAATGGATAATGAAACATTTTTTAGTGCTTCTGAAGCCATTGATTTAGGGCTGGTTGATGAAATCATCACAAGCAATAAAAAAATAAAAGTTGATACATCAAGCCTTTACAATATGGCTCAAGTGTACAACAAATTAATCAATCCAAATAAAATGCAATTAGTAAAGAATCAATTAGGCTTAGATGAAGCGGTTGAAGAAACAGTTATTGTTGAATCAATTTCTGCACTTCAAGCTGACAAAGAAGCCTTAGTAAAAGAATTAGAAGCTGAAAAATTAGCTAAAGAGGAATTACAAAATAAAATCAATTCAATTGAAGCTGAAAAAATAGAAGCTAAGAATATTGAAATTGAAAATATGGTTAATTCATTTATCACATCTGGTAAAATTTCAGATGATGAAAAAGAATCAATGGTAAAGTTAGCTAGTGTTGATTTTGACGGTGTAAAAAATATGCTTTCAAAGATTGGTACTAAGACAGCTTCAAGCATTATCAACGCTGTAAACATAGCAGCACCAACATCAGAACGTTCAACCTGGACTATTAGAGATTGGGAAAAGAAAGATTCAAAAGGTCTTGCTACAATCAAAAATGAAACACCAGAAGTGTACAATAGAATGTTCAACGAGTTCTACAACAAACAAAAGTAAAAACACTTAAGTGTTTTCTGAATACAAAACCAAAATAACATAAAAATAAAAGACCAATGAAATATAAATGGCTTTACAAAAAGAAATTTGGATTAACGACATCCAAGAAAACTTATTCAAAAACAACGCATTCATTTTAAGAAGCGTTAATCACTCAGCTTGGGTAGCTTATAAAACAGTGCATATCCCAAATGCGGGAAGCAATCCATCAGTATCAAAAAACAGAGCTTCTTTACCAGCAACTATTGCACAAAGAACTGATTCAGATTTAACTTATAACCTATCTGAATACACAACTGACCCAATGTTATTAACTGACATTGATGCTTTACAAGTATCATACGACAAACGTGCTAGTATCTTAATGCAGCATATTGACACTCTTGGTGAAGTAATCGGTAACAACACAGCTTATGCTTGGGTTAATACACTTGATTCAACAAGAATGGTAAGAACTACTGGTTCTGCATCAAGTGCTGCTTTAGCACCATCTGCTACAGGTACAAGAAAAGCTATCACACTTGCTGATATCGCTGCTTTACGTGCTAAGTTAGATAATGATAACACACCTTCAACTGGTCGTGTATTACTTATCCCAGCTGATTTATATAACACACAATTACTTGCTATTTCTGAATTAACAAATGCTCAATCATTTGGTACATCAGCTTTACCAGATGGTGTTGTAAATAGAATTTACGGTTTTGATATTGTTATCAGACCAACTGTAGTTGTTTATTCTGGTGGTACTGGTGCAACTCAAACGCTTAAAGCGGTTGATGCTACAGGTACACCATCTGCACCAGCTGCAACGGATAACTTAGCAGCTATTGCTTATCATCCAAACTTCGTAGCAACTGCTTTAGGTGAAACTAAAGTGTTCTATGATGAAGACAAACCAGAATACTACGGTTCAATGTTTAGTGCATTAGTTATGCACGGTGCAGCTGCTTTAAGAAGCGATTTAAAAGGTCTTGCTGTATTAATCCAAGGTTAATAAAAACCCTATCAAATTATTTAATCAAGCCCCTCTAAAAATTAGGGGGGCTTTTTTAAAGCTAAAAAATTAAGAAGCCATACGTGGTTTCTATCAAACTAAAAATTTAATTAATGCCAAATAATGTAACAATTAATTTAGGTGCTGGTGGACTTGGTAGACCACTTGCTGGTGAAGATTTTATCTCTGGATATATTCACTATACAACTTCTTTACCATCTGGTTTTTCAACTTCAGATAGAATTAAACAAGTGTTTAGTGTTGCTGATGCTGAAGACCTTGGAATAACAGATACATCTATTGGTGAAACAAAAGCTGTAGGAACATTTACAATCACAAATATTGGTTCAAATGCTGATACACTTGATATTAATGTTACTACACAAGTAGGTACAGTAAACTTAGGTACATATACCAAAGCATCAACTGAAACAGGTACAACAGCGGTTGCAACAGCGGTTGCTGTTATTATCAACGCTGGTACATCAACACACGGTTATTCTGCTAGTACATCAACTGCAAATGTTAGTGTAGCTGCACCAATCGGTTCTGGTGTTGGTGGTAACTCTTTCTTATTCTCAAATATCACAACAGGTACTATTGCAACAACTGGTACAACCTTCGCTGGTGGTGTAGCATCTCAAATTGATGTGATGCACTATCACATAGCAGAATACTTTAGGGCACAACCTAAAGGTGTTTTATATGTGGGTGTATATACAGCATCAACAGACTTTAACGAAGTTGTGCTTATTCAAAACCACGCAAATGGTAAGATTAGACAGTTAGGTGTATATACACAAGCTGCTTTCAATACTAGTGCAGTTGCTTTATTACAAACACAAGCAGATTTAAACGCTGCAAACTATAAGCCACTTGAAGTTATTTATCAAGCTGATTTTTCAGCTGTATCTGACTTAACAAGCCTTACTGACTTACATACATTATTTGGTAAAAACATTAGTGTGTGTCTTGGTCAAGATGGTAATGCAACTGGTAAGTCTTTATTCTTAGCAGCTGGTAAATCAATCGGTTGTGTAGGTCTTACACTTGGTGCTGTTGCTTTTGCAAAGGTATCAGAATCTATTGCTTGGGTTGATAAGTTCAATATGTCAAGTGTTGAAATGGAAACGCTAGCATTTGCTAATGGTTCATTATACAATGTATTAAGTGATGGTCTTATCAATAACCTAGATGCTAAAGGGTATATCTTCTTAAAGAAATATATCGGTATCGCTGGTTCATACTTTGATAATCCATATACGTGTGTTGCTGTAACAAGTGACTACTGTAGAATCAATAACAACAGAACTATCAACAAAGTAAGCCGTGGTTTAAGAACATTCTTATTACCAGCTATTGCAAGCCCTATTAAGGTTAATGCTGATGGTACACTTTCAGAAGATGTTATAGCATCATTTAAAGCTATGTGTAATCGTGCATTAGATGTGATGATTAGAGATGGTGAGTTATCTGCATTTAAGATAACAATCAATCCAGCACAAAATGTACTAAGCACTAATCAATTATTTATTGATGTGAAGATTGTACCAGTAGGAACATCTGATGAAATCATAGTGAATGTAGGATATACCCTAGCTATATAAAATAACAAGAATTAAAAAAGAAAATAGATATGGTAAATATTCCTGTACTAATCAACGGTAAATCATACAGCTGGCAAGACATCACATTAAACATTATGAATGTACCAATTGTAGGTATTACAAAAATAACTTATAGTCAAACTCAAAAATCAGAAATGATTTATGGTGCTGGTCGTTCACCAGTTTCTTATGGACTTGGAAACCTTGAAGCTACTTGTTCAATATCTCTTAAGATGGAGGAAGTAGAAAGTATTATGAGCGTAGCCCCTAATGGGTTGCTTATGGATATTCCAATGTTTGACATTATCGTGGCTTATACTGATATGGCATTAGTACCACGTATTCATACAATTAGAAACTGTCGTTTCAAAAATAATACACGTGACGTGTCACAAGATGATACATCAATTGATTGTGAACTAGAATTATTGTGTTCACACATTGAAATGGGTATTTAATAACAACTAATAAAACTAAAAACTAAATGAAAACTAAAGAAGAATTAACAACAGAATTTGAAGCATTAAAAAATAAGTATGGTACTGTTTTTACTATTACAGCACCACTTGATGATGAAGGTGTGAAAACTGCTACAATCTTTTTAAAGAAAGCTGATAGAATGACACACGCTATTGTAAATAAGTTATACGGTGGTGCAGACCCATCAAAAGCAATTGAAGCTTGTTTAAAAGGTAATTATATCGATGGTGATGAACTAGCGTTAATTACTAATGATGATGATGCTTTGCTTGCTTGTGAAGCACCACTAGTTGAATACTTAGCTAGAAGAACTGCTAGTATAAAAAAAAACTAGAACGATATAAAAATTTAATAGCTACAGATGAAATACTTCAAAGTAATGCTTTACTAAGACATTATCACCCAAACTTAAACATAGAAAAATTATCAGATAATAAATGGTGTTTGTATGTAAGTGAATTACTCTATGTCTTAAGAAAGACAGGTGTACTGGTCGATAAAGAATAAAAAAAGGGCTATTCAATTAAAAACTGATAGCCCTTTTTTATTTAAACCAAATCAACAAAATGAACAACAATCAAAATCTTGGATATAACATAACGCTTAAAGACCTATTTGATAAAACAATGGGTAAAGCCATTAATTCAACTAGTAAGCTTGATGCAAAGTTTGACCGTCTTGAAAATAAAACAAAAGGTCTATCAAATGGATTAGGCAAACTTGGTGGTGTAATCTCTGGCGCTTTTGCAGTTGGTGGTGTAGTTGCTTTTGGTAATGCTGTTAAAGATTCACTAGTCAACTATGAATACTTTTCAGCTGCATTAAAAACGCTTTTAAAGGGTGATGAATACCAAGCCAAAGCGTTACAATCACAATTAGTAAGTCTTGCTAAAACAACACCATTTAGTCTTAATGAAGTTCAAGATGCAACCAAGCAATTAATTGCTTATGGTTTTCAAGCTGGTCAAGTAGTTGACACGATGAAAACCCTAGGTGATGTATCAGCTGGTATTGGTCAACCAATTGGTGAAATCGCTTACTTATACGGTACACTTAAAACATCTGGGCGTGTAACGCTAATGGATTTAAGACAGTTTGCTGGTCGTGGTATTCCAATCTATGAAGCATTATCAAAACGTCTTAAAGTAACTACCAAAGACATCAATAAGATGGTACACGATGGTAAGCTTGGCTTTAAGGATATTGAAGGTGCTTTCAAAGATATGACAGCTGAAGGTGGTCAATTCTTTGACCTTATGGACGCTCAAAGTAAAACTGTTGGTGGTCGTATTTCAAATCTTGGTGATGCTTGGGAACAATTAAAAGTAAACATCGGTAAATCACAATCTGGTATCATCGCTAGTACAGTTAGTTGGGCTAGTTCTATGGTTGAAAATCTAACTGATACAATGGTTGCTGCAAATGCTTTAGATGAAGCATTAAAGAAAACCAATACAAGCCGTGCTAGTGCTGGTGGCTTTTCAAGGGTAGCTGGTAGATTCGGTTACAACACAAAGGGTAGGGAACAAGAGGGTGAAGCCTTAGCGTTTCAAAAGATGATTGAAGAAACAAAATCTCTTAAAGATGTCAAATTGAATCTTACAGTTCTTGATGTTCTTAAAAAAGAAAATGATGCACGTCTTAAAAGTTCATTAGGTAGTAATGACCCTTATGTAAGACAAACTGGTTTAGATGACTATAATGTTCAAGCATCATTATTACTTGAAACTTCAAAACAATTAGGCGGTGTTGCTAGACTATTTAAAGCAAAACCAAATGAAACTGGTGTTGATGGTACAGATAAAACAAAAGCATCTGATTCAAGCCTTGGTACAGGAATAGAAGCTAGTGTAGCACGTCCACAAGATTTACATATCAATATAGAAAAGCTGGTTGAAGAACTGAATCTGTATTCACAAAATGTATCTGAAGGTACAGGCTGGATTAAAGACGAAATAACAAAACGATTGATTGAAGCCGTGAATGATGTCAATTATATCAACAAACAAGGTAAGCAATAATGGAAAATAATTTTCAAACTGGTCAAGTGGTTGCTAGTGAATTAGCATCACAAGCCAAATTAATAATCAAAGCTTTTGGTCTTGCTGCACTTAAACCAAAGTTCTATACCATATCAAATGCAGAACAACTATCAACTGAAAAACAAACAAGAATTGAAGGTATTAAAAATGCTGATAAAGGCTTCTTTGGTTTACCTGTATTTGATGTACTAACATTTGCTGATAAGGAATATCAAACACTGGATAAAGAAACTATTAGTATAAAAGAGTTTTCAATGGGTGTAGCACTTATTGAAGTTAATCAAGCTAAAAGAATTATTCAAACACCAATACAGGGTAGAAATGGTGATGTAAAAGAATACATAAGTGATGGTGATTATAACATAACAATACGTGGTGTTATTTCTACTGTTAATCAAGACACTTACCCAGAAGATGAAGTAGCTGAATTAATCAAGTTTTTACAAGTACCAGAATCAATTGAAGTAGGTAGTAATGTACTAGCAAGATTTGGTATTACTGACATAGTAATCACCAGCTACAATTTTCCACAAGAAGAAGCAATGCGAAATATTCAACGTTTCGAGATTCAAGCATTAAGTGAAACACCTTTTGAAATTAAATCAACCAAAGAAAGTAAGGGTGCTAATAATCAACAAAAATCATTTTTCTAATGCTTAGACTTTATTCAAAAATAACATTTACAAAGTATGACCTGAAGACTAAGAAAGAGGGTGATATAATCATATTCAATTTTGTAAACAATATTGAAGTTGAAACCAGTTATGAAGACTTAACAGATACAGCTTCAATTACAATACCAAGAAAATTAAATTTTGATGGTAAACCGATTGCAACACAAATAGATTCAATATTTAAACGTGGTGATAAGGTCAAGATTGAAATGGGTTATTTTCCAGAACTAAGAACTGTTTTTGAAGGTTTCATTTCAACGGTTTCAATTAATGCACCAATTCAAATTGAATGTGAAGACCAAATGTTCTTACTTAAGCAAAAACCAATTCTTTACCCTTTAAGATATGGTAGCATCACCAAGGGTAAAAGAGGTGGTACACTTAAGCACCCTAAAATAATACCAACAAAGATTAAGCTTAAAGACTTCTTGAATGATGTTTTACTTGATGGTACTGGTATTGATTTCAAATGCTTACTAGATGTAGAAATCAATGTTAAGCGTTTCAATAGTAGTGCTGCAAAGGTTCTTGATACACTAAAAAGTGAATATGGTTTTTATTCATACTTCGTTGATGGTGTTTTAAATGTTGGTTTAGCTAGTGATACTAGTGATACCAATACAGTTGATTTTGAATTTGAACATAACATCATAGATGATTCAAGCCTAAAGTATCAACGTGAAACTGATATACGATTAAGAGTAAAAGCAGAATCAATTGATAGTAAAACGAATGCTAGAAAGGTTGTTGAAGTTGGTGATGATGATGGAGCGTTAAAAGATTTCAAGATTCAAAATGCTACTGAAGCAGAGTTAAAAACCTTTGCTGATTTAAAGCTTAAAGAATTTAAGTATGAAGGTTACACGGGACGTTTCACCACGTTTGGTGAAGACTATATCAGACACGGGGACGCTGCAAATCTGGTAAGCAAAAGATACCCAGAAAAGAACGGTGTCTATCAGTGCAAATCAGTTAAAAGAATCTTTGGTATGAATGGCTATAGGCAAATAATAGAATTAGGTATAAAACTTAAGAATTAATGAGTAATAAGAATGATATAAAAAGTGCAATTAGAAGCCTTGCTAGAAATGATGATGAAATCTATTCAATCTTATGTACTGTATCAAGTGTTGATTTAGATAATAACACTTGTGATTGTGTACCGATTAATGAAGCACCAGATTTACTTGATGTCAAGTTAATGCCAAAAGATGAAGATGGTGAAGTGAAAAAAGGCTTCTTGATAGTTCCTGTTATCGGTAGTGTCGTAGTTGTTACGATGCTAAATAATGAAGATGGTCACGTGACTATGTTTTCAGAGGTTGAAGAAATTCAATTGAACGGTAAGAATTTTAAAGGTATTGTGAAGATTGAAGAACTGGTTGATAAGCTTAATAATCTTGAAGATGCTTTCAATAATCACATAAGCAATTATAACAACCATATCACAGCATATAATACACATACACACGCTGGTGTAACTGTTGGTGGTGGTATGACTGGTATAACAACACCAGATACACCAGACACCCAAAATCTAACACTAACACAAGTTTCAGACTTGGAAAATGACACCGTATTACACGGTGATGGTATTTAATAATTAATCAAATGGCTAATGTACAAGACATCAATATCACAAGTGATTTTGATATAGAAATAAAAGATGGTGATTTCAACATAGTTGATTCAGACCCAAATCATATTGAATTAATCATCAAGTGTAATGTGGGTGCTTATAAGGAATACCCACTTGTTGGGTTTGGTATTGATTACTATCTGGCTTCAAATGGTACAGAACAATTAATAAAAAGGAATTTATCAGTTCAATTGAAAGCGGATAACTACCAAGTAAATGAAATTAAAATAAATAAGGGTACTGGTAACAATGTAGAATACTTCGTTGATGCTTTAAGAATTCAATAATGGCTAATAAAACATACATAAATAAAAATATCAAATCACTAATTGACTTAACGGTTGAATTATATGGTGACGTACGATATGCTTTTAAGCTTATAGATGATAATGTTTTTTTAACTGGTATTCAAGATACAATAGAAGTAGGGGTTGAAATTATATTTGATGATGTTCTTTTATCATATCCAGCTAGGGTATTTAAAACAGTTACTGATTCCTATATCAATAAGAACATCAAATCACTAATTGACTTAACAGTTGAATTATATGGTGATACTAGTTATGTTTTTAAGATGATTGAAGACAATAGTTCATTCACTGGAATACACGATGAAGTACCTGTAGGTATGCAAATTAGTTATGATGAATCAATCATTAAACAAGCTAAAACAGCTAAGAAAAAACCAGTATCAAGTGAAGAAATAAGTGGGTTTAGTACTGTTACAATTGGTACAAATCAGTCTATTTATGATATGGCTATACAGATGTATGGTCAAATTGAAGCGATTTTTTCAATCATAAGTGATAACAGTGTTATTGATAATATCAATAATAATAATCTAGTAGGGTTGAAGATGAAATATACACCGCAAACTTTTGCGATAACTGAATATTTCAAAACCAATTCAATAAAAATAACAACAGGAATAGCACACGGTAGGGCATTTGATAACTCATTTGACTTATCATTTAATTAATATGTCAATAAAAAACAAAGCAAATCTTACTTCAACTCTTAACATAGCGATAACTGATGCACTAAACAATCAGAACACTAGTGTTAATGTACGTGGTATTCTACAAGATATTATTGACAGTACACTAAATATTAGTGAAGGTGTTACTGGAATAACAGATACTTACTGGACTAGTGGCTCTACAGGTTACCAATCTGTAAAAGCAAATAATGATACTGGTCTGGATGCAACAGGTGATTATGCTTATGCTCACGGGTGGAATGCTCAAGCTATTGGTAATGCAAGTCACGCTGAAGGGTATAATACTGTTGCATTAGGTGTCACGTCACACGCTGAAGGTGATGCAACCTATGCTAGTGGTCATACAAGTCACGCTGAAGGTTACGGGTCACAAGCCCTTGGTCATTCAAGTCACGCTGAAGGTGGTGCATATATTTTAGCCCTTATTGGTGGTACTGCTAGTGGTACTGCAAGTCACGCTGAAGGTTTAGTAACAACAGCAAGTGGTGAAGCAAGTCACGCTGAAGGAAAAGATACAATTGCAAGTGGAATTTATACACACGCTGAAGGTTATGCAAGTACTGCTAGTGGTGACTATAGTCACGTTGAAGGTGCTGGTAATACTGCTAGTGGTGAAAGAAGTCACGCTGAAGGTGGTGGGTCAATTGCCTCTGGTTACGCTGCACACGCTGAAGGTGCTGCAACAACAGCTAGTGGTTATTACTCACATAGTGAAGGTAGTACAACAACAGCTAGTGGTGATTATTCACACGCTGGTGGTAGGTTAACAATTGCATCTGGTCATACTAGTCACGCTGAAGGTCAATATACAATAGCTGGTGGTAATTCAGCACACGCTGAAGGTTATCAAACATCTGCACTTGGCACTGGTTCACACTCTGAAGGTCAACAAACAATTGCAACTGGTAGCCAATCACACGCTGAAGGTAATGCTTCAATTGCATCGGGTAATATGTCACACGCTGAAGGTTGGAATACACTAGCTAGTGGTACTGGTTCACATAGTGAAGGATGGAATACAATTGCATCTGGATTTTTAGCACATTCTGAAGGATGGAATACAACTGCTAGTGGTACTTATTCACACGCTGAAGGTAGACAAAACGCTGCAAGTGGTGCTAATGGTTCACACGTTGAAGGTGCTTTTAATATTGCATCTGGTCAATATTCACACGCTGAAGGTGGTGGGACTGTATCATCAGCTGATGCATCACACGCTGAGGGTGAAGAAACAATAGCTAGTGGTAACCAATCACACGCTGAAGGGAAAAATACAGCTGCAAATGGTCAAGCTTCACATTCACAAGGTTATATGACCCAAGCTAGTGGTGATTATTCACACGCTGGTGGTAACAATTCTATTGCTTCTGGTCAAACATCATTTGTTCACGGTTACGGTTCACAAGCACTTGGTGATTCAACAATAGTATTTGGTGATGGTATAATTGGTACTGAAAACAATACACTTTATACACCTAATGTTGTTGTTGATGGTAGTAGAGTAATTAAATCATTAAATGGTGGTGGTGAATTAAGTCTTGATGCTTATGGTACTTCTAGTGAAATATTATTATCTATTGATAATGCTGCTTGGAATAAGTCACAATTGTACTTAGCAGATAGTTATCTTGAATTAAGTCAGTACGATGTTGGTGGTCTAATGAAGTTATACGCTGATACTGTAACCATTCAAGGTGAAGAAATTGGATTTGGGTTTAATAATTTTATACCTATGCAGCAAATTCAGATTAGAGATAATACTAGTCTTGCAGCAACAACAACAAGTGCATTATCAAATGCAGCCATATTTATTAATGCAGCTGAATCTTATTTTTCTTCTGGTATAACTAATTCAGTTGTACTTGGTGGTGTAAATGTAAATGCAAGTGCATCAAATACAGTTTATGTACCATACTTAAATATTAGGTATTTAACAGGTACAACCGCTGTTAACAATCTCGGTATTGATTCTAATGGTTATGTTGTTATAGGTAACGCTGGTGGTTCAACCTTCACAGGTGGTACAGTAACTGGTGCAACTAATTTTACAGCTGGTTTATCAGCTTCTACAGTGGTTACGCCAGTATCAAGTCAAGTTAATGCTACAACTGCACATACACTTAATCTAGGTGCTTCAAATATTATTTCATATTCAGCTACATCAAATTGTGTATTAAGTTATTCTGGTGCTGTACAGGGTCAATACTCTATTATAGTTGATAATACACTTGGATATACAATCACATTAGCAACTAGTGCTGGTTGGTATTCCAATCTAGCTATTCAACCAAATATAACTGGTCTGGTATATATATCAGCTGTATATGATGGTTCAAGAATGTTTATAACAGAATTAGAAAGTATGGAATTAATCTAATGAAAAGAAAGAAACACATTCCGTTTAAAAATAATTTATTATTTCATTATGACCCAAATGATATTAGGTCATACAATCCATCTGTATCAACAACAATTACCGATTTACAAGGGTCAAATAATGCAACCGCTGGTGCTGGTATTTCCAAGACAAGATTAAACGGTAATGGCGATACATTTAGGTATACTGGGTCAACATCAAATATAGCATCTAATGCATTTGTAATGTCAAGTGCCACTAGCACAATTACGATTTCATTTTGGTGTAGGACTGAATTACACGCAACAAAAACTCAAACACTTTTTTATGATAAGTTAGCTGGTGCAGCTAATGACCCTAATATTCATATTTATAGAGGAATAAATACTAGTGATGCTAGATTTCAATATACAACAGCTGGTGCTGCTAATGTAACATTAAATATTCCTGGGGTTTTTACACTGTATGATAATATTTGGATTCATTTATCATTCATAATTAATTATGCTTCTGATACTATTGTAATATATAGAAACGGTTCTTTCTTCAGTAACTTTACAATAAGCGGTGCTTTATTTCCTAATGCTAATCTTGCTAAGAATATTGGTAACGCTGGTGCTGGTGCAAACTATTTAACTGGTTCAACAGGTGGTGGTATTGGTTCGGTTCAAGTTTATAATGCTAGTGCAGCACCAGAAACAATATGTAATGCAACTCTTTATAGATTAAGAGCATTAGACCCAGATGCAGCTGCATTTTGTGCATCAACTAATGCCAATATTACAAATGCGACACAAATAAAAGCTATCAATAATTTATGTATTGATTTAAAAACATACGGTCTTTGGAATTCGTTAAGTGCTATATATCCTTTTGTTGGTGGAAACGCAACAGCACATTCAAAGAACTTAAAAAGACAGGGAAACTTTAATATAACTTTTGTTGGTGGTGTTACTCATAATGCAAATGGAATAACAACAAATGGTACAACAGGATATGGAAATATAGGAGGTCCACCAAATGCCCTAGCTAACCTTAATGGTGAATCTATGGGTTTATATTCCAGAACATCAGCTGGTGTTGGTGTTGCAGGTACAGCTATTGATATGGGTGCTTCATCAAATGCAACTCAAAGAAGTTTCTTTTCTATTAGAGCAGCAACTGGTGTACCAGATTATTCAACAACACAAATGAATGATTCAACTATTTCAGATATTGTTTCAACTGTTACTGATGGTAGTGGTTTACATCTAGTATCAAGAACAAGTTCAACACTACTTATGAGAGGTCAAAACGGTGTTGTAATAGGTACTGATACTAATGCAAATGGTGGTACACTATCAGCTATTAATGTTTTTATTGGTAGTAGAAATGTTACTGGTTCACCTTCTGGATTTTGTGCAAGAAATTATGCTTTTGCTTTTTATGGTTATGGTTTAACAGAAGCACAACAATATAAACTATATAAAATAGTTCAAAAATTCCAAACAATACTTGGTAGACAGGTTTAACATAATGAAAGTACATCAATTAACAATAGAACAAAAGGATTTATTAGAGGGTCAACAATTTGCACCCGATTCATTCTTTGGAGCAACACAAGATGCTAATGAAAATTGGTTCATATCAATTGAAGAAGTTGAGATGTGTATAAACGAATCCTTTTTATGGGTCAAGGACTTACCACTTATAGACTATAACCCAAAAATAACATCAGAATTAACCGATTAAAAACAAATGAATGATTCAACATCAACTTTTACTCACATAGTACAAGTAGTAGGTGCTAATGTAGCAGCCTTATCAATTACCTTATCTCAAATTAATGATTTACTTACTACCCTTTCACTGGTGCTAGCAAGTTCTTATACCGTGTATAAACTGGTAAAGGATTTAAGAAAAAAGAAAGATTAAAAGCACTTGGCAAAGTCATCAAACTTTACTATAAGTCTAGGTGGGTTCGGTTTAATATCACCACTAATTTCAAATTCTTTTTGAAAATCTTCTTTTTCAACATCTTCAAGTCTAATTCTTTCAGCTATAAATGAAGCTGGGAATATACTATTATCAATAGTGAATTCTATTTGAATTGGTGTTAAATGTCTACCACCTTTCTTACCTAAAAAAAAACCTTTTTTCTTGAAGTTGTACGTCACAGTATGTTTCATAAACCAAAAATAACAAAAAAATGAAAACAGTTTTAAAAATTGAAATTAGAAACAAATGGCATCAACCTTATCAAAAAATACGAGGGATGTAAATTAAATGCTTATTTATGTAGTGCTGGTGTACCAACAATCGGGTACGGTAATACATACTACAAAGATGGTACTAAGGTAAAGCTTGGTGATACCATCACCCAAGAACAAGCTAATACAATGTTTATTGATATAGTACAGAACTATGTCGATTCAGTAAATCAACTGGTGAAAGTTAAGATAACCCAGAATCAATTTGATGCATTGGTAAGTCTATGTTATAATATAGGTTCTGGAAACTTTAGTAAATCTAGTGTTTTAAAGAATGTCAACCTTGACCCCACAAAAGAAGCTGCTATAACAGCTTCATTTATGATGTGGAATAAGGCAAAGGGTAGGGTCATTACTGGTCTTACCAATAGAAGAAAAGGTGAAATAGAACTATATTTTAAGGTTTAATGATTTGAAAGTAATAGCATTTAGCTTATTCATAATGTGATTAAAATCTATTGTGAAGTTATTTACTGTTGATGAATGGTCAACGGCTATTTCTGTTGCTCTTTTAAAATTATTTATTTCCATACCTACGTGTTGTAGTTCACCAACAGTATGTGCATTAGCAGTTAAACCACCTTCAAGAAGATAATCTTCATACGCTTTTTCTCTTTCATTAAGCCTATTAGTTAACTTATTAACTAAATCATTTAATTGTTCTTTATAATTTCCCATATTATTATTTATTAATTATTTTTATATAATCAAAATACAAAAATTTTTAAAACTTCAAAAAAAATGAATGAATTATTTAGAATATATGAAACATTACCAGATTGGGAAGGTCGTAAAATTACTTATGGTGATTTAACTGGTGGGTATATTGGTGCTTATCATAATAAGAAACAAGTAGCATTAGCCTATTTAAGTGAAAATATTGTTGGTGCTGAAGATAGACCTGTATTAATGAATATTAGATATCTTGATGGGTATGACAATATTACTATTAAAGATACGATGTTTCTGGTTTGCCAGTTTTATTATGGTGATTTTTTCATTGAAGAAAATCTACGTCAAGAACTGTTACCATATATAAATGCACCAGACCAAATATTTAAACACTTACCCTTTGCAACAACAACAGACCAGCCTATAAAGTGCTAAAACAAAAAACCCAGATTTAAGTCTGGGTTTCTTTTTTATATATCTAGTTTATCCATCATACCGTCAAGGCTTTCAACGTTGAGTTCTTCAAGATAACGCTGGGTCACCTTAATATCTTTATGACCAAGGGCTTTACTAATGGTTTCAATATCATTAGTTGATTTTTGTACAGCTGATGCGAAACTATGACGACCTATATGTGTGGTAATTTTTTTAGAAATACAAGCATCATCAGCTATTTCTTTTAGTAAGCTATTTATATATGATGTTTTACGACCAATTTCTTTTTTGAATTCCCTTTTAGTGAATGTAAATACAGCTGGTGGTAAAAAAGGAAAAATTAAATCATCTGGTTTTGAATTTGGCTTAACATATAAATCAAGGGTAGCTTGAATCTTTGGTGTTATCTTATAGCTTTTAAGAGTAAAACCAGTACTACCTTTTTTCATATTATATGTGATACGACCATTAAGGATATTTTTAACCCTCATTGAAATAGTGTCTTCAACCCTAAGACCAGCTAAACGTACTGAAAACATAAATGCCTTTTGAACGTTGAACTTTGCGGTGTATGGCTCGTATGGTTCATTTTCAAATAATTCTAGTTCATCTTGGGTTAACCGTTCTTTATATTTCTCTACTATAACAGGCATAGTATAGCTTTTAAATGGGTATATATCGCTGGTGATAATCTCTAAGTCTTCAATAGCATAGTTGTTTATACGTCTAAGACGTTTCATATTAGTGTGTACACTAGAATCACTTGCTGGTTCATCACCATTGATTACCTTAAAAAGATATTTTTCAAAACTCTTCAAGGTGTTTTTATCCATATCTTCAAATTCAGTTGTTACTGGTAACCCTTCTTTTTCTAAGAAACCAGCAAAATGACCCTTGGTAGTGATAAAGCCTTTTTCGGTAGGGTAGTTATCATCTGCATTTAATTCATCAATCATTTTTTGAAATATGCTTAGAACGTCTTTTTTTACCGTACCATCTTTAACAGCCTTTACTAAGAATTCTTTCTTGATATTGGGTTGTGATTCCTTTTTTGCTTTATAGGTTGATTTGTAATCTGTAAGCTTATCATCCAATTCTTTGTTCTTATAAGCATTTTCTTTGTCTTTATTATTGACCCATTTTTGGGGTATGACCACACGTTTGCTATTATTACCCTTGGTGACCACCGTCCCAAAATGTTCATTTTTACAGTAAATCTCTGTTTTGACCCTCTGTTTTTTCCCATTTTCGGTTATGACCAGTAGTATCTCGTGAACACCTTCACGGTTTGGTCTTGGGTTTAATTCGTACCTAAATGATATGTCTTTCTTCTTTTTCAT